CTTTAGTTGATCCAGCAAGCGGAGAACATTTCAAACTGCTTCCTTGGCAGAAACTACTGGCTATTGAGATGCATCGAGTCAAGCCTGATGGGCGTTGGTATCACAACGAAGTAGGCGTAATCATGGCTCGTCAAAACGGTAAATCTACCTTTATGCAGCTTCGAATCTTGGCTGGGATGTTCCTTTGGGGTGAGCGTTTACAAATCCATACAGCTCATAAACTAACAACCTCATCTGAAATCTTTTGGAAGATTGATGAAATTATTCAAGCCAATGAACAACTTGTGACTCGGTTTGTCAAAAAGTATGAAACTAAAGGTAGCCAAGAGATTAAACTCAATGACGGCACCCGTTACCTTGTCAGAGCAAACAACTCAGCAGCTCGTGGTATTGCAGCGCCTGACACGATTCACTTGGACGAAGTTCGAGAGTACAAAGACGATGAAGTTTGGGCATCACTTCGCTTTACTCAAATGGCAAGTAAAAATCCAATGGCGATTATGTATTCCAATGCCGGAGACCAACATTCAGTAATCTTGCTTCGTATGAGAGAACGCGGATTAGCAGCAGCTGCAGGTTCTGATGATCCGATTGGTTGGTTTGAATGGTCGGCAGAGCCAGGGTGTCCAATCGATGACTTGAATGGATGGCAACAAGCCAATCCAAGCCTTGGACATACAATCCATATCGATAATTTGAAATCAGCAATGTCTGACGATGAATCCATCATCCGTACAGAGTTGTTGTGTCAATGGGTGAGTCAAATCAATCCAGCCATCAATCCGTCAAGTTGGTCAGAGTGCGCGTCTGAGGGTATGCTCGCTCTGGATCGGGAGCAACCTACTTGGATGGCGATTGATCTATCACCAGATCGAAAAGCAGCTGCGTTAGTTGCAGCGCAACGACTTGTTGGGGACAAGTTCTGCGTTGTATTACTGGAGACGTATTCGAATCCAGTTTCGATTGACGATAAAGACCTTGCGAACAGTATCGCTGTCTGGACGAAGCGTTACAGCGTGGAGACGGTCGCTTATAGTCGTCAAACGGCTGGCGCAGTTGCTTCTCGATTAATCCCGGCAGGTATTCCAACAACTGCCATTGATGGCGCGATCTATGGGCAGGCTTGCGATGAAATGTTGTCTGCTATTACCTCCCAGCGCTTAGTTCACTCAAACCAAGCCGAATTAAACAAGCAAGTTTTATCAGCTGTTAAATTGCCTTTCAAAGATGGAGGCTGGTATTTAGGGCGTAAGGCATCCGGTGCCACAATTTGCGCAACCGTCGGCATGGCAATGGTTTCTCACTTTGCGACACGTCCTGACTCAGAAGTAGACATCGTGTTGGGTTGATTATGCTATAATTTTGTGCTAATGGCTATCAGAGATTTGTTCGCGAAGGCTCCTGAACCGGTAAGTCTTACGGTAGACGCAGCTGCGACTCCAGCACCTTTCAACTCAAGTTACAACAATTACTTTTATCCGTTGTCAAGTGCTACACGCCAACAAGCGATGGCAATTCCAACGATCGCAAGAGCGCGTAACATTTTATGCAGCCTTGCCACATTGCCACTAGAGCAATACATTAAAAGTACCGGCGGACACGTCGAACCCAATCGCGTAATTAATCAACCTGATTCACGCGTTCCCGGTTCTGCTATTTATGCTTTCATTGCTGAAGATTTATTATTTCACGGCGTGGCTTATGGACAAGTTATGTCTATGTATGCAGATGGACGTATTCAAGAATGGACACGCGTTGCACCAGAGCGCGTAACATACAAAACAAATGCAAACCAAACAGAGATTATCGGTTACACAATCGATGGGCTAGATACTCCTTCAATGGGTGTTAATTCTCTTGTTGTGTTTAATGGTTTGGATGAAGGATTTTTATCTCGCGCAGGTCGCACAATTCGCGCAGCTGTTGCACTAGAAAACGCATCAGAAGCATTTGCTAAAGAGCCAGTACCAATGATGGTTCTAAAGTCAAACGGAACAAACCTTACTAGCGAGCGTATTGGCAAACTGCTTGAAGCCTGGCGCGTAGCCCGCAGCACTCGGAGCACAGCATTTCTTAATGCCGATGTGGAATTGCAGGCTATGGGAATTGATCCAAACAAACTGCAACTAAACGAAGCACGTCAATATGTAGCGCTTGAATTATGCCGCGCTATTGGCTTGCCTGCGTACTTTGCAAGCGCTGAAACAACTTCAATGACTTACTCCAATGCTACTGCGGAACGTCGTTCACTTATCGACTTTGGTGGTCGCAATTTACTTTTGGCAATCGAACAAAGGTTGTCAATGCCGGATTTTGTCGGTCAAGGCAATGAAATCCGTTACTCGCTAGACGAATACCTGCGCGGTAATCCTTTGGAGCGCGCTCAGGTTTATGAAATCCTGAATCGTATTGGCGCAATGAGCGTTCAAGAGATTCGCGAAGAAGAGGATCTAATCGACACATGAAAATAACAATGCCGGTATCAATTACTGCATCAGATGCTGAATCACGCATCATTGCAGGTCGTATTGTGCAATGGGACGCAGAAGGTAATACCTCAGCGGGTCGCACAAAGTTTTTGCCTAACTCAATTAACTTTGGCAAGAACACCAAACTAGTTTTAGAACATAACAAAACCAAACCTCTAGGTAAGTTAGTCGAGTGGTCTCAAGATGATTCAGGCATTACTGCATCGTTTAAAATCGCTAAGACAAACGCAGGCAATGATGCCCTAGAAGAAGCTGCAACTGGACTTCGTTCAGATTTCAGCGTTGGTGTAGAAGTAGATGCGTGGGAAAACAAGGATGGCGTTATGGCTATCTCTGCATCTAACTTAATTGAAGTTTCACTTGTAACTGATGGAGCAATCCCAGGTGCAGAAGTGGAAAAGGTAGCAGCAGCCGAGAACCCTGGCACAGCTGCAACCGAATCAACCCCGGAACCTCAGATTGAGGAACCTAAGACAGAAGGAGACGACCTAGTGTCAGAAACCGTTTCAGAGGCAGTATCAACCGAGACGGTTGAAGCTGCTAAGGCTGAAGTTAAGGCGACATCACATCCGCTTAACTCACAGCGCGTTCGTACACCTATCGTTTCAGCAGGTTCATACCTAGAGCACTCAGTTCGCGCAGCAATGGGCGATGAGACATCTAAGTTGTATGTTGCTGCTGCATCAGATACAACAACAACTGAGGTTGCTGGTCTTGTACCAACACCACAACTAACAACAATTTGGGATCCAAAGACAACAAACATTCGTCCAGCAATTTCTGCTGTTCGAAATGCGGTCTTGCCTGCTGCTGGAATGACTTTTGAAATTCCTCGTGTAAAGACTGCTCCAACAGTTGCTGCTGCAGCTGAAAAGGGTGCGTTCTCAGATACTCAAACTGAAATTGAATATGTTTCATGTTCAGTCGCCAAATATGCGGGGATGCAAAAATTCGATGTTGAGGTCCTTGACCGCACATCGCCTGCGTTCTTCGATGAGCTTGTACGTCTCATGGCCAACGCTTATGCTAAGGCAACAGACGTAGCAATGGCTACAGCACTACAGGCTGGAACACTTGACTCAACAGTAATCACACTTCCATTTGATGGAGATGAGTTTGCTGGTTACATCTCACGCGGTGCTGCTTCAATCTACAACGCAACAAAGCGTTTCCCAACTGGAATCATTGTGACTCCAGATCAATGGGCTGCTTTAATCGCTTTGACAGATGGCAACAAGCGTCCACTATTCAATGTTGCTGGTAACTCACAGAATGGCGTTGGCGTAGTTGAGCCAGGCAATGCTGTTGGTTCAGTAATGGGCCTACCAGTATTCGTAGATCCATACATTTCAGGTACAGGCGATGATTCAATCATCATGCTAAACCGTGAAGCATTCACATGGTACGAAGGTGCCGGCCCACTACAACTTCGTACTAACATTGTTGGTACAGGTCAGGTTGAAGTTGGATACTACGGTTATGGCTCAGCAGTTACTTTGACTGCTGGCGGTGCATTCACACTTAACCAGAACGTATAAGCAACACACTTAGTCATGGCGGGGGGGTTGCTCCCGATCTCCCCGCCAGTCGTTTAGAGAGGACGAAATGCCAAGTATTATCACAGCTGCACAGTTGAGAACCGTGCTTGGTGTTTCGTCTGCTCTTTACAATGACGCGTATCTTGACGATATTATCGACACATCTGAGGCAGTTATCTTGCCTTTACTCACAACTTTTGCAGCACCAATTGAAAAGGTTTCGCTGACTGATAATGTCGCAACCTTTACGACAGTAGGAATCCATGAGTTTACCGAAGGACAATCAGTTGTCATCGCAGGATGCGGAGTCCCATTTAACGGCACTCGAACAGTCAATGCTGATGTCGATGCGTACACATTTACAGCAGACATCACCAATGCCGATGTTCTCGAACGAAATGTCATCCCTAGCGGATCCGCAACACTTACAGGCGCTTCAACGTATGTTGGAGTTGCAGCGGTTGAATCCGCCATCATTGTAGTTTCAGTTGAAGTATTCCAATCTCGTACTGCACCAGGAGGGCAAATTGAAGGCGTTGATTTTGCTCCTAGCCCTTATCGCATGGGTCGCAGCTTGTTTAACCGCGTTGTCGGGCTTCTGGGTCCATATATTGACGTAGAGACGATGGCGCAATAATGCCAAGCACAATTCTCTCAGCAGTTCGTACTCCTCTTGCTACCGCACTATCGGGCGTTGCTGCAAACGTATTTAGTTACGTTCCAGAGCAGATCCCAGCACCTGCGGTTGTTGTCGTACCGGATTCTCCATATATGGAGTTTGAGACAATTGGCAAGAGTACCTTTCGATGCAAACTAAACTATACGATCACTTGCTGCGTTGCTTATAACAGCAACCCTGCAAGCCTTGATAACATAGAACAACTAATCACGAGCGTTGTGGCGGTCATACCTAATGGATACGAAGTCCAAGTGGTTGATCGACCAACAGTTACAACAGTAGGCGCTAGTAACTTGCTAGTCGCGGACATACGCGTATCCACTTGGTATACGCAGACTTCATAAGGAGAAAACCCAATGCCAACAACAGTCATTACGGGTCGCGACCTAATTCTGACCATCGCAACAGTAAACTACGATGCTCAAACAACTAGCGTCACGCTCGTTAATAGCCCAACGATCGACGTGTATCAGACACTCGATGGCAAGGCGTACAAGCACACAGACGACCAATGGACTTTGAACGTAGAGTTATTGGCTGACTGGGGTGTTGCATCATCACTATTTGAAGCAATGTGGACTGCTGCTGATTCAGCACCAAACACCACACTTGCAGTATCACTAACAGCTGCAACTGGTTCAGTCTTTGCCTGCAACGTACTTCCAGTATTTCCATCAATCGGTGGAGCAGCACCAGGAGCGCAGACCGATACTTGGGCGCTCACAGTAGTTGGAACACCAACCGAAACATTCAGTTAAAATCTAAACAACGGGAGCAAAGATGAAACTACCAATAACAATTACATATAACGCAGGCGACTCAGCAACTTATGTTGCTCAGCCTCCTGAGTGGGCAAAGTGGGAGAAGGCAACTGGTAACACGATTTCTCAGGCTAATGACAAGATTGGCATTTGGGATCTTATGTTTCTGGCTTATAACGCTTATAAGCGAGAGAACGCTGGAAAGCCTGTTAAGTCTTACGATGTTTGGTCAGAGACCGTTGCTGATGTAACAGTCGGAGACGATACCCCAAAAG